CTCCGGTGTGTGCAGATCGGGCTTTCCATCTCGGAGCTCGACTTGCTCACTATCGGGACTGTCAATGACATGTATGCAGAAATGAGCAACGACGATTACAACTATCCTGCGCTCGCGACACAGGAGCAGATGGATCGATTTTAACAGGAAGGAGGTCATCGCATGGCTGACAGAATAAAAGGCATAACCGTGGAAATCGGCGGCGATACGACCGGCCTTTCCAAAGCCCTCTCCGGCGTAAACAAGGAGATAAAGTCCACGCAGACACAGCTGAAGGATGTAAACAAGCTACTGAAACTTGATCCTACGAATACAACGCTCCTTCAGCAGAAACAGCAGCTCTTAAAGACTGCCATCTCCGAAACGAAGGACAAGCTGACGCAGCTGAAATCCGTGCAGGATCAGATGGACGAGGGGTTGAAGAACGGCACGGTCACACAGCAGCAGTATGATGCCTGGCAGAGGGAGATCGTAGAGACTGAGAACGAACTGAAGAACCTGCAGAAAGAACTGGATAATTCCTCCACGGCAATGACGAAAATGACTGCCGCCGGTGAGAAACTCCAGTCTGTTGGCGATACCATTTCCGGCGTGGGAAAGAAAATGATGCCCGTGACCTTGGGCATCACGGCTCTCGGTACAGCGGCAGTATCAACCGCCGCTAACTTTGAGTCCGCCATGTCGCAGGTGCAGGCTACGATGGGCATCACCAAGGACTCCATGTCCGAAGTGGACGGGCAGTCTGTCAATACGATGGATACCCTTACCGCTCTTGCCAAAGAGATGGGTGAAACCACGGCATTCTCTGCTACGGAGTGCGCCGAGGCATTAAACTACCTCGCACTTGCAGGCTATGACACACAGGAAATGGTGGACACGCTACCCACCGTTCTGAACCTTGCCGCTGCGGGCGGTATGGAACTTGCCACGGCGTCGGATATGGTAACGGACGCCATGTCCGCTCTCGGCATGGAGACTTCCGATGCGGACGTCATGGTCGACCAGATGGCAAAGACCGCATCCAGCACTAATACCTCCGTAGAGCAGCTTGGCGAGGGCATCCTTAAGATCGGCGCGACAGCAAGGAGCGTAAAAGGCGGTACGGCGGAACTGAACACGGCGCTCGGTATCCTTGCCAACAACGGCATCAAGGGAGCCGAGGGCGGCACACACCTCCGTAACGTCATCCTCTCTTTGCAGGAAGGCTGTGAGAACGGCGCAATTGCTGTGGGCGATATGTCCGTCCAGGTCTACGATGCCGAGGGAAATATGCGTTCTCTGAACGACATCCTTGGCGACATGAACACGGCGATGGACGGCATGACCGCCGAAGAGAAAAACAACATCATCAGCAAGATTTTCAATAAGACCGACCTTGCGTCCGTCAATGCGCTCCTCGCCAACACGGGTGATACATGGGATGATTTGCAGAATTCCATCACCAATTCCGCAGGGGCGGCGCAGCAGATGGCGGACACACAGCTTGACAACCTGCAGGGACAGCTGACGCTTTTGAAATCTGCCCTGGAGGGACTTGCCATCTCCATCGGTCAGATACTGATGCCGTATATCAAGTCCATCGTTTCTCACATTCAGAGTTTCGTGGACTGGCTGAACAACCTTGACGAGAGGACGCAGAAGATCATTGTTACGGTGGCACTTGTCGTGGCGGCTATCGGTCCCGTGCTGATTATCGTGGGAAAAGTCATCTCATCGGTCGGCACAATCATGACGATCATTCCGAAGGTAACATCAGCCATGTCTACAGTCAAAACAGCAATGATGGGGCTGAACGCAACGATGGCGGCAAATCCCATAGGGCTGGTCATTGTTGCTATCACTGCTCTCGTGGCCGCCTTTATTTATCTTTGGAACACAAATGAAGATTTCCGCAATGCCATCACCGAGATATGGAACGGACTGGTTGAGAAATTCAAAGCGTTCACGCAGGGCATCGTAGATAAGCTGAATGAGCTGGGATTCAGTTTTTCGGATATCGGAGAGGTTATCAAAGCAGTATGGGACGGCCTTTGTTCCATTCTCGCTCCGATGTTTGAGGGTGCTTTCCAGCAGATTGCTAACGTGTTGTCCTATGCCATGGATCTGATACTCAATATCGTTGATATTTTTGTCGGCATCTTCACAGGTGATTGGGACCAGGCATTAAGCGGTATTAAGGGGATTTTCACTTCCACCTGGGATTTTATCTGCAATACCTTTACCAATATTACGAATACGCTGAAAGGCATCCTGGACGCATTCCTCGGTCTGTTCGGGACTTCATGGGATGAGGTCTGGACTTCGATAAAGGATTTCTTTGTAGGAGTCTGGAACGGTATTAGCAGCTTCTTCTCCGGCATTATCACGGGAATACAAAGTACAGCGACCGCAGTATGGACAGCCATCAAGGATTTCTTCGTTTCAATATGGCAGACGATCAGTGATGTATTTACCACTGTTGTCAACGCGATCAGCAGCTTTGTTTCCGCAGCATGGGAGGGCATAAAAAATACAGTAACTACTGTGATGACTGCCATCCAGACAGCAATCTCTATGGTTTGGAACGCTATCCAGATGGCAATTACAACCGTGGTGAATGCGATAAAGACCGTAATTTCTGCGGCTTGGAATGCCATAAAAACCACAACCTCCACTGTTTTCAATGCCGTAAAGAGCGTGGTTACTTCCGTTTGGAACGGCATAAAGACGGAGGTCATGAATGTGGTCAACACGATGAAGTCAGGCATCAGCAATGGCTTTAATGCGATCAAGAGTACCATTTCAAATATCGTGAACAGCATCAAGAATACCATCTCGAATGTATTCAATACCATCTGGAGTACGGTTTCCGGCATCGTGAACAAGCTGAAATCTGTGTTCAACTTCAGCTGGAGTTTGCCGAAGATCAAGCTGCCGCATTTCTCCATAACAGGCAGCTTCTCACTGAACCCGCCATCCATCCCGCACTTTTCTGTGGACTGGTACAAGAAGGCAATGTCGGGCGGTATGATCCTGAAGGATGCCACAATCTTTGGACAGAGCGGCGGCACACTTCTCGGAGGCGGAGAAGCCGGGGACGAGGCTGTGGTAGGCGTGTCCTCCTTGCGTTCCATGATACAGGATGCGGTGCAGGGCGCGGCTCTTTCGCTTTCGGGCGACCAGCCGCTTATCAATATCGAAGAAATGAGCGTGAGGAGCGATGACGATATCCGCAAGATATCACAGCAGCTGAACACGCTCCTAAATGCCGGCAGACGGGCGAAAGGATATATCTGATATGGGATTTTCATTTAACGGTACGACTTCCCGGTCAATGGGGATCGCCACAAGAATTACAACTGAAAATCGAATGCCGGATCTGCGGAACAATACTATCACCATGCCGGGACACGAGGGCGTTTTTGACTTTGGAGAGACCATCGGCGAGAGGAAGATTTCGATTTCCTGCTTTATTCCTCCCGGCATGAGTGATGAGGACTTCCTGGCACTCAAGGATGACATTGTGGCATGGCTGAATCCGGACAGAGGTTTGTGTCCGCTCATACTCGACAAGGAACCGGGACGGGTTTATTCCGCAAGGCTGAACGAGGGCTTCTCCTTTGACAAGGCGGTGCGGAATTCCTGCACCTTCGACCTTACGTTCCTGTGTCCCAATCCGTATGCCTATGCCGCTGCGGATGAGACCTACGATATTGTGGATGCCGGAACGCACACGGTTTCAAGGTCACTCGGAAACGCATCCTCCCTGCCAGTGTATTCGCTGACGGGAGTGATCCCATCCGGCGCGGACACATACATCACGATAACCACAAACGGCAGCGAGTTGAAAATCATCGGCAGACTGAACAGCGGTGAAACGCTGGTCGTTGATTCGGCGCTTATGACGGCAAAGGTGGTGGATACGAACGGAGATACGCTCCGAAATGGTCTGCCGCTGCTGTCAGAGCTTAATTTTCCCACGCTGAATGTAGGTGAAAACACCGTCACGGTGGCTGTATCGGGCAACACGGTGACATTTACAGAACTGAACATATCGGCGAGAAGCCGCTGGAGGTGATTTTGCTATGGCACTTAAAAATACGATGAATACGCAGGACGCCTTTACCGGGCAGGTGCCTGCCTCCTGGGGCAAGGACGGTCTGTGGCGGTTCAATGAGTCCGAGCCGGATGCCAACACCTGCACAGCAGATTCCTCCGGGAACGGCAGGGATGCCTATATCAATAAATGGAGCGGGACGACAGCCGATTTCAAGACAGGGCACCTTGGTAACTACTTTCAGATGAACATCAACAATCCGTCCTCGGAGCAGAACTATCTGCGTGTCAGCAACGACGGCACGATGTTTTCAAATATCGGGGAGCGTATCGTTGTCGGCGGCTGGATGCGTCCGACCACCTATTCCGTGGGCAATACCTACACACCTTTGCTTTCCACAAGAGCAGGCTCGGGCAATCCGATATTCTATCTGTCGCTCATTCGTGGAAAGCCGAGACTGATGCTATACAACTCCGCCGGCTCTCTGATACTTGATACATCGGTCACACCATCATTCAACCTGGAAAATGCCAAGTGGTACTTCATCGCGGCGGTGATAGAACCTGACAACCAAAAAGCATGGTATGTGGTAGGTGACAGAAGTTCCGGAACGGTGTGGACTTCCGCAGCGCTGACGATCAGCGGGACGCTGAACCGTTCCTGCACAGCAGACCTTGTCTGGGGTATGCTTAATACCTCCTACTGGTACGCAGGTGGCTTTGACGACTGGTTCCTGGACTGCGATTCGGATCTGACCACGGATGATATCGCAGAGTGGTTCTTAAAATCCCTGTCGGCAAACGGCGCTGATTCGGAATCTGATGTGGACGGCTTGACCAGGACGGTTCCGTCTACCCGGAGAGCGGCGTGCTGACCACGGCAGCTACGGAATGCGGGATATCCGGTACAGGCAGGGTTTCCGTCAGTGCGGAAACTTCTCCGGGTGTGACTTCTGTTTCTCTGGTAGAAACATCGACATCGGACGACATGTCCACCTGGACGGACTGGATATCTCTCGGCACGGGCGGCGCATTGCAGTCGCCGGCAAAGAAGTATATCAAATACAGGGTAACGCTTGCCACTACGAACTCGGCAAGGACGCCTGTACTTACGGCTATCAGCCTTTACGATAATCCGAAACCGCTGTATTCGCAGCTTGGCTATGCCCGTCCCGTCATTCTGGGCGATAACGATACTGCCGAGGCTGTGCTTGAAAACGCCTATGACATTATTGTCACCAGCGAGATAAACGGCATCGACACGCTGGAATTCAAACTGCCGTTCAAGGACAGCAAGCGTGAGTATGTCGAAAACGAAAAGTCCGTGCGGATCGTGTCCGATACCTACCGCATCCGAACTGTCACGGACGATAAAGACGAAAGTGGCAAGGCAATCACCTCGGTGTATGCGGAGGCGGCGTTCTATGACCTGTCGTTCTCCGTCAAGAAGGAGGAGACATCCTTCACAGCCGATACCGCCGATGTGCCGATGGCGTATGCCCCGCAGGGTACGGATTGGGAGGTCGGCACGGTCAATGTCAGCACCAAGAGGACATGGACATCGACCGAGGACAATGCGCTCTCCATCCTCCGCCATGTGCAGAACATCCACGGTGGCGACCTTATTTTTGACAACGCCAATAAGCTGGTGAATCTGCTGACCTTCTCCGGCACGGATTCGGGGGCTTTATTCTGTTACAGAAAGAACATGAAGTCCATCCAGCGGGTCATTGACACCACGAGCCTTATTACAAGACTCTATGCTGTTGGCGCGGACGGCATGACCTTTGCCAATATCAATGACGGAAAGTCGTATGTGGAGGACTTCACTTATACAAGAGAGGTGCGTATTAAAACGCTTGACTGCTCCAATTTCACGAACCCGTATCAGATGCTGGAGTTTGCCAATATGCGCCTTGCGGACTATGCCACGCCGAGGATTTCCTATGTTCTGAAAGCAATGGATCTGACCGTGCTGACGGGCTATGAGCATGAGGCGTGGAACCTCGGCGATACGGTCATGGTGGTGGATGAGGATTTAGACCTTTCCATCAAAACGAGGATCGTCCGCCGGGAATACAACCTGCAGGAGCCGTGGAACACTGTGCTGGAGCTTTCGACCACGCTCCGTGAACTTGGCGATACCACGGCGCAGTGGGATGCCGCAGCAGATACGCTTGAGGGCGCGAACTACATCGACAATCAGCAGCTGCAGAATTTTGTGCCTTTCAACCACCTGAAAAACTCCCGTGCGGATTCGGGTTTCAGCTACTGGACAAACTCCGGCTTTGAGGTGGATGGTGAGAACGGCGTGACAGGTACGGCATCTTTCAAGTGCAATGGCGCGTACAATGCCACCAAGTACATGGAGCAGACCGTTACTCCGTCAAATCGTGACAGCTATACCTTCTCGGCTCAGATCGCTACAGAAGACCTGGCACTCGGATCAAACGGGCAGGTCGGCGTGGAGATCGTGATCGAGTACGAGGATGGCAGTACGGAAACGAGGACGATAGATCTGATATCCTCATCGGACACGGAGGGATGATTATGGCAAGTTTTACTCATGTGCATGATGTAGTGAACCCACAGTATGGCAGGGTCAAGTCTATTACTGTCAGAGTATTTGTGAATGACTGCACGGGAACGGTATACATCACGGATATGCTCTTTCAGGACGGCTCCCTTGCTTCCGGCTGGGTCGGTCATGTGAGCGAGATTCAGTGGACACAGGACGGTGATTAAATGGCTGATTTTGAACGCTTTGTAGAAGTTATCTCCAAAAAAGAAAGCAAGCGCGTGGTCAATATCACCGTCAGGCCGATTGTCATAGACTGTGAAGGGGTAGTCTGGTTCACCGACCTTATGCTCCAGGAGGGCGATATGCTGTCTGGCTATACGCTTCATACGAAGGGCTTTCTTAAGAAATCCGATAATGATCCCGTGTGGTTCAACGGTATCGTCCGCTCGGAAGAGACGGTGATCCTCTTAAACCTCGGGGGCACATCGGCGGGGCTGGATATCCACCTTTATCCGAAACAGAGGATGGACGGCGGCTCTGTCACGCTGGCGCAAGGCGTGGGTGGGCAGAAAGCCACCTTCCCGAACGCCATGAATGCCGGGGACGATGTGGCTCTGCTTGCATCTACAAGAGAATGCACGAGAAACGGCAGGACGGAAA